GGCCAATTGATAACTTCGGTAGGTCAAACGGTAGATAAACTACAAGACTTACAAAAGAAATTAAAAGATTTAAAAGAGTTACCTAAATCAGCAAGTGCAAGTATAAAAAATGCTTTGTTTGTTGGTTCAACTGCCGAATTGCAGAAAATGTTAAATAGGAAAAGTGAAGATGAAATTATTGAAAGCGAAGCAATCAATACCGAAAAAGATAAATCTGGAAATAAGTAAAATCCATTTTATCAAGTCCATGACACCTTTGCCAGAATTATTGGAAGGCGAAGAGTTGCAAAACCCTATTGAAGTCAGAAAACATAGTGTTAGCCCTACTCCAAGAAAAGGTGTTGGTGGTGTAGCCTATTGTGAACCAGAATATTCTGTTTTTAGAGGTAATCAAAGAGTACAGGCTGCTATACAATTAGGATATACTCATATAGAGGGAATTATTATCAATGGATAATCAAAAGTCAGACGCATATTTAGGGAATCCAAATTTAAAAAAGGTTAATATACCTGTTGAATTTACTAAAGAGCAAATAATAGAATACCAAAAGTGTCAAGAAGACCCTTTATACTTTATGGAAAACTATATTCAAATTGTATCCCTTGATGAAGGTCTTATACCTTTTAAGTTATATCCTTTTCAAAGACATATTGTTAGAACGATACACGATAACAGGTTTACAATATGCAAATTGCCTAGACAATCAGGTAAATCAACAACGGTAGTTTCTTATCTATTGCATTATGCATTATTTAATCCTAATTCAAATGTTGCCATACTTGCAAACAAATCATCAACTGCTAGGGATATATTAGGAAGAGTCCAATTGGCATATGAAAATTTACCAAAATGGTTACAACAAGGTGTAATCAATTGGAACAAAGGTAATATTGAATTAGAAAATAAATCGGTAATTGTGGCAGCTGCTACATCAGCAAGTGCAATCCGAGGTGGTTCTTATAATATTATTTTCTTAGATGAGTACGCTTTCGTGCCACCTAATATTGCCGAAATGTTTTTTAGTTCCGTTTATCCTACCATATCAGCTGGTACACAAACAAAGATGATTATTGTATCAACACCTTATGGTATGAATCAATTTTACAAATTATGGGTGGACGCAGAGAATGGCCGTAATGATTATGTACCAATTGAGGTGCATTGGTCAGAGGTGCCTGGTAGAGATGAAAAATGGAAAGAAGATACTATAAGAAATACATCACCCGAACAATTTGCACAAGAATTTGAATGTGAATTTTTAGGTAGTGTTAATACATTAATTAGTCCAGCAAAAATTAAAAATATGTCATTTTTAAATCCTAAAACCTCAAGTGGTGGTATAGATGTTTTTGAAGACCCTATAAAAGAACATACTTATGTTTGTACAGTTGATGTGGCTAGAGGTGTACATAAAGATTATTCTGCTTTTTTAATTATAGATGTAAGTAAGTTTCCTTTTAAAGTTGTTGCAAAATTTAGAAGTAATGATATTAAACCTTTATTGTTTCCTCACACAATTGATAGAGTTTGTAAGGCATACAACCATGCTCATGTATTGGTTGAAGTAAATGATATAGGTCAACAAGTGGCAGAGGCATTGCAATTTGAATTGGAGTATGACAATCTATTGATGACGACTCAACGAGGTAGAGCAGGACAAATTTTAGGTGCTGGATTTTCAGGTAGAGGTTCTGGTTTTGGTGTAAAAATGACCAAACAGATTAAGAAAATCGGGTGTTCAAATATTAAATCTCTAGTAGAAGGTGATAAAGTTTTAATTAGTGACTTCAACATCATTGAGGAAATGTCAACTTTTATCAGGAAAGGACAGAGTTGGCAGGCTGAAGAAGGTTGTACAGACGATTTAATGATGTGTTTGGTATTATTTGGTTGGTTATCTAATCAACCATTCTTTAAAGAGATGACGGACATAAATGCTAGAAAGGCATTATATGATGAACAAGTACATCAAATTGAGCAAGATATGGCCCCTTTTGGATTTGTGGATGATGGTATTCCAGACCATGAAAAGATAGAAGTAGATGAGTATGGTACGGTATGGCATCCAGTAGTACGAAAAGGGCAATAAACCTCTGTAAATTGCGTATATTATAAATATCAGTAGGTTGAAATTTGAATATGGGCGTATGAATAATACGAGTATTGAATATTTTAAAATTAGAAACAAGTTAATAATAATTAGCTAATTAAGAGGAGAAAACCTAATGGCATTTCAAGTATCACCAGGTGTTCTCGTACAGGAAAAAGACCTTACTAGAATTATACCAGCCGTTTCTACTTCAATTGGTGCTGTTGCATTCCAAGCAACACAAGGACCTTTGGACGAAGTGACTAGTATTTCTAGCGAACAGGAATTAGTAAGTAAGTTTGGTAAACCTAACTCAACAACATTTGAGGGATGGTTTACAGCGGCAAACTTCTTGCAATACTCCAATTCTTTGAGGGTTGTCCGTGTACAGAATTCATCTGTATCAAATGCTACTGAGGCAGGTAGTACATTTGTAATAAAAAATACTACTGATTACCAAGACAATTACGCTGACGGTTCTGGCGCTGCTGTTGGATTATGGGCAGCTAGAACAGCTGGGGCTTACGGTAACAATCTAAAGATTGAATCGTGTCCATCTGCTACTGCTTTTGAAGAAACTTCCAAAACAACTGTTTCTGACGCAAGTATGAGTGTCGGAGATACTGTTGTTACAGTTGCTTCAGCTACAGGCATAAACGCAGGCGATATTGTAAATTTTGGTGATGAGTATGAATATAGAGTTATTAGTATATCTACTAATGACTTAAACATAGTAAGAAAAGACGAGCCACAATACTTCGGAACTTCTGATTCTTCTGGCTTACATGCAGCCCCAACAAATGGTGCAGCTGTAAGACGAAGATGGAGATATTACGATATGTTTGACAAGGCGCCAGGAACATCACCTTATGCACAAGCAAGAAGTGGTGTTAATGACGAAATGCATATAGTCGTAGTTGACGAAGACGGCGGTATTGCACAAGTTAAAGGTGATGTTTTAGAAAAGTTTGAAGCTGTATCTAAAGGTTCAGACGCTAAAACGGCACAAGGAAGTACAAACTATTATCCAGATGTGATTTATAATCAATCAAGTTACATTTTTTGGATGGACCACAACAGCTCAGGTACAAACTGGGGTAATGCAGTATCAGGAACAACTTATACTGCTGTAACATCTGTTAGTACAGTTTCACTTTCAAACGGTTCTGATGGAACTTCAGCAACAACAGCACAAAAACTAGCTGCTTATAATAAATTTGCAGACGGCGATACTGTTGATGTTGGTCTAATCATGGCCGGTTCAGGTGGCGCTACACATATTGACAACTTAATTACAATTGCAGAAAATAGAATGGACGCAATTATATTTGCTTCTCCAGAGAGAAGTGATGTTGTTAATGTTACAGACGCAAACACACAAAAAGATAATGTTATAGGATTCTTTAATACAATCCGTTCATCTTCTTATGTGGTGTTTGATAGTGGTTACAAATATATGTACGACAGGTATAATGATGTTTACAGGCATGTGCCTTTAAACGGCGATATAGCAGGTTTAGGTGCTAGAACTGACTTAGTTGCAGACGCTTGGTGGTCACCAGCAGGTCTCAACAGAGGTATAGTTAGAGGCGCAGTAAAACTTGCTTTCAATCCAACTAAAACACAAAGAGATGAATTATACAGAGCTAGAGTAAATCCTGTGTCAACATTCCCAGGACAAGGAACTGTATTATTCGGTGATAAAACTGGATTAACAGCACCTTCAGCATTTGATAGAATCAATGTACGAAGATTGTTCATAGTATTAGAGAAGGCAATAGCAACTGCTTCTAAATTCCAATTGTTTGAATTCAATGATGAATTTACAAGAGCGAACTTTAGAAATATTGTAGAACCTTTCCTAAGAGAAGTACAAGGTCGTAGAGGTATCACAGACTTTTTAGTAGTATGTGATGAAACTAATAACACCGGCGAAGTAATTGATAGAAATGAATTCATAGCAGAAATTTTTGTTAAACCTGCTAGAAGCATTAACTTCATTACTTTACAATTCATTGCTACACGAACAGGTGTCAGCTTTGATGAAGTAGCTGGCGGGTAAGGGTAGAATAGGAGAAATAAAATGGCAAACATTAATGACTTCAAAGCTAAACTTGCTGGCGGTGGCGCTAGAGCGAATCAGTTTAAGGTTACAATGCCTTTCCCTGGATTTGCACAAGTTGGTGGCGAAATAGAGGACCTTGCTTTCTTATGTCGTTCAACATCATTACCAGGTATGAGTGTACCTAGTTTTAGTGTTCCTTTCAGAGGAAGAGCGATTAAAATAGCGGGAGATAGAACAATTGAAGATTGGGCGGTTACTTGTTACAATGATACAGATTTCAAATTAAGAAACGCATTTGAAAGATGGTCAAACGGTATAAACAATATGACAGATAACGAAGGCTTGACAAATCCAGCGGATTATCAAGTTGACGCATTTGTTGACCAGTTGGATAGAAACGGCGCAACTATTAAGTCTTATACACTAAGAGGTGTATTTCCTACAGTTGTTGCACCGATTGAATTGACATATGATGAAGCTACAGCAATTGAAGAATTTGCTGTTACTTTGGCATTTCAATACTTTGAAAGTAATACTACTACTTAACATATAAATAGTAGTACATTAAAAAAGTAAGGATAATATTATGGCGGAATTATTTGGATTTTCTATCACTCGTCTGAAAAAGCAGACGGATCCAAAACAAGCTTTTACACAACCTCAAGCGGATGATGGTACAACAACCATCGCCGCTGGAGGCTATTTTGGTCAGTACCTTGATATGGAGGGTACTGCTAAAACAGAGCAGGATTTAATTCGTAGATATAGAGAAATAGCACTCCACCCCGAGTGTGACATGGCAATAGAGGATATTGTTAATGAAGCAATCGTGGCTAATGAGTTAAAGGACGCTATTCGCTTAAGACTGGATGAAGTCCCTTTTGGTAAAGATGTTAGAAGAAAGATAGAAGACGAATTTACAGAAGTATTAAGGTTGATGAACTTTAATACTAAAGGTCACGATTTATTTAGAAGATGGTATGTTGACGGAAGAATATACTATCATAAAGTAATAGACCGAGAATCACCTAGGAAAGGTATCACCGAGTTAAGATACATTGACCCTAGAAAAATCAAAAAAGTTAGAGAAGTTAGAAAAAGAAGACCTGATGGTCCTATGCCACATGGTCTAGCTATCATTGACGAATATGAAGAATACTATTTGTTCAATGAAAAAGGAATTGCAGGCACGACTTCTGGTGGTATTAAGATTGCTCCAGACACAATAACATTTGTGCCATCTGGTTTAATTGACCAAAACAAAAATATGGTCTTGTCTTATTTACATAAGGCTATTAAACCTGTTAATCAATTAAGAATGATTGAAGACGCTACTGTTATTTACAGAATCGCAAGAGCGCCTGAAAGAAGAATATTTAAGATTGATGTAGGTAATTTACCTAAAGTCAAAGCTGAGCAATACCTAAGAGATGTTATGGCAAGATATAGAAACAAACTTGTTTATGACGCCTCTACAGGAGAAATCAGAGATGACAGAAATTATATGTCAATGTTGGAAGATTTTTGGCTACCGTCCAGAGAAGGTGGAAGAGGTACTGATATTACTACTTTGCCTGGCGGTCAGAATTTAGGAGAAATTTCCGATATTGAATATTTTAGAAGTAAACTTTATAGAAGTTTAAATGTTCCTGCTAGTAGATTAGAAGCAAGTCAAGGGTTTAACCTTGGCCGTTCAACTGAGATTACTAGAGATGAACTTAAATTTACAAAGTTTGTTCAAAGATTAAGAAAGAAATTTACAGAACTATTTAACGATATATTAAGAACACAATTAGTTTTAAAAGCAGTTATAACAGATGAAGACTGGTACATATTAAGAGATATTATACAATATGACTTTTTACAAGATGGACATTTTGCAGAATTAAAAGAAAGTGAAATGCTTTTAGAAAGATTAAGAGTGGCTAATGAAGTTAGAGATTATGTTGGTAAATATTATTCAGTTAATTATGTTAGAAAAAATATATTAAAACAATCTGATAGAGATATTGAAGACATTAATAAACAAATTAAGAAAGAGATTGATACAGGCATTATATCAGCACCTAGTGAAGATGTACCAGGTGGTGGTGGAGCCTTATAGAAGGAGAAAATATGAGTGAAAAAATAGGACAATTCGTTGATTACTTAAATCAAGGTAAACAAGCAGAAGCAGGTGAAGTTTTTAAAGACGCTTTAAGAGCTAAGGTTGCAGATTCTTTGGACGCACAAAGAGCTGCTGTTGCAAGTAAAATATTTAATACAGAGCCTCAATCATTTAGTGACCCTAAACCGGTTGTAACTGACCCAGGTGAAAGAACGGATGTTATTATGGATACGGAAGGTAAACCAATAGAGTTTACACCTAATGAAAACGAACAACCAACGCCAACGGCTGAGGTTCCAACGGCGCCTGTTAGTGATGAAAGTAAACCAACTACTTAAACCAAATGTAGTTGATACTACAGTATTTAATAACTTACCACCTTTACATAAAGATGTGGTTAGTGATTTTTTTAATCAAGTAAATTATGATAATGTTGATGTTGTTAAAGAGGTTGAAACAACTATTGATAAAGTTGCGACTCAACATAGTGTTAATACAGATGTAATTTATAATTACATGAATAAGGAATTAGGAGAGCAATAATGGCATGGGTAGATGTACCAGGTTCAAGTAGTGTTTGGCAGTTTGAGAATACTGCTACGGCAGCTAATACATATTCAGATTCAGGTGCAGGGGCAAACTCTGTATTTTCTGGTGGTGTAAGAACTTATACTAAACCAGGTGGCGGTACAGTAGCCGTTTATGCTAGAACTAGAAAAAAAGGTACTACAGTTGAGCGTGGCGAGTTATCAAAAACTTATTATGACAATCAGTAGTACACAATTAGTTGATGATAGTTTTAAGGTAATTAATAAAGTTACTGGTGGAAGAAAAGAAGACGAAACTTTAATTAAGTTAGATGATTTAAAAGGTTCAACTAATGAATCTGAAATATCTATTGCAAATGCATATTACGAAGTAGAAGGCACAGGCACGGTAACTTTGCAATTTAATGATGATAAAAATTTAGAAGCAACAGGAATTGATAATTACGGTTTAAAACCAAGTGAAGATAAAATAAAAGGAACAGGCGACATTAAGATTA